ACTTGTTACTGTGATGTAATAAGTGCCGTTGTAGTTAGATTCTGTAGCACCTGTAATAGTAACTCGATTGCCTGTTACCAATCCATGAGCAGAAGCAGTTGTTAAGGTTGCCGTAAGGTTACCTGTACCACCTCTTGTAATGGTGCTGATTGTTTGGGCAGTTGTCGTATCTGCCATCTTGTACCAAAGAGTACCGTCATAAACAATTGCTGCATCTACTCCGTTGACAGCAATTAAGAAATGTCCACCAGCAGTAGAAATCATGCAATGTTGGAACTTACTATTGCTTAGACCTGTAAATACAGAAGTTGCAGTAGAAGTTGATGCGTTATATATAACACCGTTAGCAATGGCAAAAAGGGTGCTTGTACCATCCACATTGGCATAATTCATCAATGTTTCCACATTGCCTGTAATGCCAGTAGATGCTTTTGAGTAACCTTTTCTGAGCGTTACATCAGATGGTGTAGGAAAGAAATTGACCAATTGCACCGCATCTAAGGGTTGCATCTCAGCCAATGAATCTCTAGCGTTCCACCCACCAATAGGGGAAGCCAAAGATGTGGTTTTAGCGGTAAATCTCTTAGGTACTGACATGTTATAATATCCCCATATCAATGTTAAGAGAATTATTATGGAACAATGGCTTGATGTGGTTGATTTTGAAGGTATCTATGAAATATCTAATCATGGTAATGTACGCTCCAAAATAACCAAAAAACTTAAAAAAATTACTTTTGCCAAAACCGATGGTAGACCATTCTTGAATCTTTGGAAAAATAATCAACAAAAAATTGTAAGACCGCATAAACTGGTTCTTGATGCTTTTGTAGGAAAATGCCCACAAGGTATGGAATGTTGCCACAATGACGGAAACCATCAAAATAACCACATTAGCAATCTTCGTTGGGATACTCCAAAAAATAACCATGCGGATAAAGTTAAGCACAACACTAGCAATAGCGGAGAGCGTTGCAATTGGGCTAAATTGACTAAAGAACAGGTTATTGCTATTCGTAAAGACAATAGACTTCAACGCATTATTGCGGAAGAATATGGCGTTAAACAAAACCAAATAAGCCGAATTAAAAATGGGGCTAGATGGGTGCATGATTAACTGCCGTACCCCGTGTCTGGAATATTAGCCCAACCAATAAGAACGGCACTTGGGCTAGGAGCAAAGGACAATGTTGCAGATCCTTTATCGTTAGCTTTAGCCACATTCAAATAACGGTTGTAATCTTGTTGCAATGCAGTAGTATCAAATGACTTGATTTGGAAGTATTTAAGCTTTGTCAATAAAACAATAACAGCATCATCTAACACCGTTGTATCGTTATCAGCAGTAAAGCTGTTTTTAACTTGATTTGTAGCACTACGCACAAAACCCTTAGAACGATACTCAAAACCTAAGTATTCTTGGGTGTTATATGGTGGCCAAATCTGAAACTCATTACCTAAAATTCTCCAACGAACTCGTGGGCCAGTTGAAATATAGCCTGATTTGAGCCATTGCCATTGTTGAGCATCGACTGGGCCAAGCATCTGCCAATGTTTTGTCTTATCCCAATGGGTATTATCTGTGATTGTTTCGTAGTCAGGTGGCAACGGGTAGATGGTCTTACTAAATGTGACCGTACCGCCAAAACTTGTAGCAGAAGATAATTGAGTGGTAGTTAATGAACTTGAGCTTGTAACTTCATTAACATAAGTGTCTTGAGGTACGCTTGTTCCAACGATAGAATAAGTATTGTCAAGACCTGCCGTACTTGGAATGTTATCTAATACATAAGTTCCATTCGTAGTATTGCAGGTCGTGGTTATTGCATTTGTATAGAAACGATACTCCAACTCCAATGCTTGCCAATCATGTTCTTTAATCAGGTCGTACCCTGCACGGTTCATTAACGCAAGAATCTGTTGCACATCTTGGTTAGTGTTACCTGCTACATAAGTAGGTACGGCTAAATTAAGTTCGCTAGTTACTTGCTGAACTAATTGGAGCATTGTTGATGACATATTAAGCTTCCTCTGTGGCTACCGCTTTAGGTTTACGGGGTTTTTTTTCACCAACAGCAGCAAGTATAGTGGCCATTTGCTCTTGCATTTGTGCCAACTTCGCATCTGTTTCTTGTTTCATTTTAGCAGTTTCTAGCTCCTTTTTGGCAAGTTCTTCTTTCAAAGCGTTAATTTCTTGCTCACGCTTGTCAGTTTCTGCTGCCGTTGTTGCTAGATTTAAAAATGCCTTTGCCTTGTCACGGAACGCATAGGGTGACATACCTGCTGCCATACCTATACGCTGTAACTGTTGATCTGAAGCGTTTGCAATAGATTCTACCGTGTGGAACTTCATGCCCCTTAGTTCTTCAGCTTGGCTTTTTGATACTAAAGGCCATTCTGATAAAGGTGTTCCAATGATTTCCTCATCGTGAGCACCTTGTCTATTCATATAGTTAGCCCATTGAATAGGGAAGCGTTGCTTATGGCTGTTTAGGGCATAAGTGTCGATTTCGGTAAGTGTATCGCCAGCAACACAAATGTGCACAAAGTCAAAGTCTTTGTAGATTGGTCTGCCTGCGTCTAAGGATTCTTGCTCTTGGTGTACTGAACGCTTGTAAAAGCGTACCTGTAAGCGTGAATCTGCTCCTTGCTGATCTGAAGGTAATGCCATTTTTAAATCTCCTAAGGTATTAGGTAAAGTTAAAGAGAAAAAGGGGCTACCGATTAAGGTAACCCCCCGTTTTTACTACATAGTGCTATTAAACACTAGTTGCTGCGAACCAAGCATAATCACCTGAAGCTAAAGCAACGGCTGGGCTTAAATATGAACCAGCAGAACCTGTAGCAACAAATGTTGAAGCGTTGATTGAACAAGTAGCAGTTGAGGCAACAATCGCTGCACCAGCTTGAGCTAGTACATAACGCTTGCCGTCTGAACCAAATACCTGTGATCCTGCTGGGCCATTCGTAGGAATAGCTACGCCAGCAGAGTTAGGATTAGTTTGAACGATAGAGTCCAAATCAATACCTGAGGTTGGGGTAATGTTGTATGACATGATATTTCCTTTTCTATTGGTTAAGTTGGATTGTCAGATTAAGAACCTGTCAACACGCCTTGTAATGAGCTATTAGAACAAGTCAAGTTACCAGCCCAACCGTATAACTTCACGATTGCATCTTGGTTGATTGACTGACGCTCACCACCGATAGGTACAAAGTTACGCTCTTTGTGTGGACGGAAGAAAATGTAGTTTGTGTTCAACAAGTACATTGTCAATGCGTTTTCTTGAGCACCGATACCGCCACCCAATACCACATCAGCAGACATACCGCCACCGTAGAACTTCAATGAAGCAAAGCCAGCAGCACCTTCTTCTACACCAGCGATACGCTGAATAGCTTGTAGTGATGCAACATAGCGTTGATACAAAGTGTTACCAGCAATAATCAAGTCAACCTTATCAGATCCACGAACAGATTTGATAGCGGCAGTTGTCATAGCAGCTTGAATCAAAGTAGATGAGTCAGCACCAGTTGTTGCTTGGTTCTGCCAAAACGCCCAGTTTGCACGGTTAATACCACCGTATGTACCAGTTGTAGGTGATGTTGAAACAGCAGCTGCAAGACCTGTAATGTTCTTACCACCGTTGCCAGTACCGTCACCGTATAGGTCTGTAGAAATACGGTTCAAAAGACGAGATTCAGAAACTTGCATACGACCATCTAACAAGTCGATGATTGCTTCTTTGCTTGAGTTTTGCAACATTTCTAGACCGCTCATTGTTACTGAGTCAGCATACTGAGTGATGCTGAACTGAGCAGCAGAGATAGGGCTGTCAGGAGTGATGTTAAGAACTTCGTAACCTGAATATGAGTTAGCGTTGTTCGTTGCTGGGTCGTTGTACATGATTTCTTCCAAAATCACATTACCGCCTGAGAATGGGCGTACATTACCCTTAGAGTTCAATCTTTGTAGGATTGCGTTGTTTTGTGTTAAGTTGTCTGCCAATACTCCGCTACGGCTTTGAATGGTAGTAGCGATAATATCGGTGATTGCTGAGTTAGCAAAAGCCATGATATTTCCTTTATTAAATTAAGTTAAACCCGACCACCCTCTGCATCGGCCAAATTAGCCATCAACAAGGATCGTCTATCCTTTGCATCTGTGCTTTTCACTTGACCGCTAGGTGTAACGGATCGTGGACTAACAGCAGTTGCTTTAGCTTTAGCTACTTGTTGTGCCTTAGATGCTTGAGTACTTACTGATTTCAGGAGTCTATCCTGTTCCAGTTTGTAAGCTTCATCGTTCATACGCACAGCTTTGGCATAAGCCGATTCTAGGTCTTGGGCTAAACCTCGCTCAAGTAATTGAGCCATATCTTCCCTTACCATTTCAAAGTGCGGAAACCGCTCTCTGTCATTACTTACTCGGCTGATTTCTTGGTTCAACCGAGCGTTTTCTTCTTGCTCCCTAATCGCTGACAGTTGTTGCACCTGCTGTTGTGTTGCTTGTAGCTGTTGCATTAACTGTTGTTGATACGGGTCTACATATTGTTGTTCAGGCATCTGAACTGCATCTTGATTTAATTGTATTCCATAATCTTGTGCAAGTCTATGGAACAATTGAACCTTTTGTTCGTATGGTGCTTTGCTCAAAATCATGTGAGCACGACCTAGATTATTAATCCAAGCTACAGGGTGAATACCTTGAGCTTGTAACTCAGGTGCAAATTGACCTAAAGCTTGGGTTAATTCTCTAGCACTATCAGCTTCAGCCTTGTAAGCAGATACGCCCTTCTTGTATTCTGCTTCCCTTTGATTAGCGTATTCAGCAAACTTAATGAATTCTGCTTTATCTAAAGGTTTGCCTTCTTGCATCTTGTTCCATACCTCTACATACTCTTTTTTCCAAGTAGTAGGGCGTTTTACTTCCTCGTCAGGAACATCACTAGCTTCTGCCACAGGCTCAGATTCTGTACCTTGATCGCTTTCGGTATTGGATTCTTGGGCTTTGAAGCGACCTTTTTCGTCACGGTTGTCGCTTTCTTCAACGCTGGTTTCTTCGTTGGCGTTTTCGGCTTGGATTGGATCGTCATTTACTTCAATCTCCTTTTCGATTGGTGCTTCTAATGTGCCTTCTTCGGCTTGGTCTAATGCTGCTTCTAACATCTCTCTGCGGTCATCTGACATGGCTGTTCCTTATCTGTATTTAAGTTTTGAATATGCAATTTCCGCAATTTGACGCTTACGGGCCTCTTGGTCTTTACGACTAATTTCGATTGGTTTGCGTTCCATTGGTATATCGTTGCCAATTTCTACGCAATTATTACGCCTTAGGTTCTCACGGTGCTTAGACCTTGATGAAATCCATGTACCATCAGCCATAGAGATGTGGCCTTCAATATCAGGTACAACCATTGGGGCTTCTTTGCGTGTCATGGCTTGTTTATCCTTCCATGCTTGCTCTGCTTCAGGGGTATCAAACGGAATATTCCAGTAAATAAGGTACTTTTCCTTATCACTTAGCTCATTCTCGTCATATTCTTCGTGTTGAACCTTGCAACATGGGCAAGTAACCATCACTTTTACCAATGCCATTACATTCTCCTTATGATTTCAGGTAATTTATCGTATTCATGGGGTCTAAGTAGGCAAACGCTGTCATACCATCTTGCGTTTTTCCATCTCCAACAGACAAATTCTTCTTTAGGTAGCAAAACCACGCATTTAACGCCCAAAGCACCAGCCAAGTGAGCAGTTCCTGTGTCTACTGTGACAACGCCCTTCATGGCTTTCATGTGTTTAGCAGTAATTGACCAGTCTTTCTTCCACCCATCGTTCGGTAAGGGGTAGAAATTGGCGTCTGTTTCAGGGTTTAACGAATAAGCGTCATTTCCCACCAATTCATTCATGTGTTCGGCAGAAATGGATTTAATCCAATGCAAAGCCCCCTTGCTTGCAGACCAATTAACGCCTATTTTCTTAGGAATATTGCTTGGTTCGGCTTCAAAGTAGCCTTCTGAGCCAACAACCTTGGTGTTATTAATAGGGAATAAGGCTTTTACATAAGGCATTGAGCAGTCAATGTAGTACGGAAGTGACATAGATCCAATCCAGTAGTCACATTCGTGTGCTGGGCCATCTTCTGTAAGGTTTGTTAGTTGGTCTATGCACTCCATTTGGCCAAGTAACTGCATAAGTGGTGGAACGCAAAGAACTACAAGCTTCTCTGCACCCAAAACTTTAAGTGCTGGCAAGAATCTAGCATATTGGAATATATCGCCAAAGCCTTGCTCCATCTGTACCACAATAGATTTGCCAATCAATGACTCGCCTCGCCATGTTTTAGGGGCTTTTGGCAATCTGTCATACGGAATTGTTTGATTGGCTAAGATGTCTTTATGCCAACGGTATTCAAAAAGCCTAAATCCAGCAGCATAACGCCCTGCGTGTAGGTTATCGTAGGCTTTCTTGTATTCTGCGTGTGGGTTTAAAGCAATAGTAATAGTGAAACCTCATCGTCAAGTTCCTCTTGGCGTTTGGCTTCTAGCACTTGTAACTCGTACTGCATACGAGCCATTTCGTTTCTGTAAGCTACTACCGCAAGGATGTTATCCCGTTGTCTTTCAAGGTAGCTTATAGACCGTTGTAATTCTTCTGTATCGACTGACGGTATATCAGCTTTAACCTCTTGTTTGGATTGTACTTTAGATTGCTTAACTTTTGCAACAGGATCAATCTTATCTCTAAATGCTTGTTTGCGTGATGCGTTTGCATCTTTAATAGCTTGCTCAAGTTTGCGTTGACGCTCTGCTATTTTTGCAGATAATCTGCGTAATCTCTTTAGCTCCTCAGGTGTCCATTCAGCATCATCGCCACCAACCCTACCGTCTGAAGGTGGTGGGATGTAGATTTGAAAAGCGTTATTTTGAAACGCATTAGCCTGAAAAGCCGTTGAAAACATTACAAGATTACCCAACGACTTCCGCTAGGAATAGTCACGGTTTGACCTGATGCCACAGTAATTGGCCCTGCACTCATGCCTGATGAACCGCTAGGAATTGAGTAGCTTGCAGATACTGTATTGCTATTAACAACGATACCGTTAGACGCACTTAACTGTGGGGCAGTTAATGTATTTAGCGATGGGTCATAAGTGAAGTCAGCTTCATTACCTAAAGCACTTGTACCGTTACCGTAAGGCACTCGGTTAGCCGTAAGGCTTGTTAGTCCTGTACCACCGTTGGCTACAGGCAATGTACCTGTTATTTGGGTTGTAAGGTCTACACCTGACAATGTGCCACCTAGGGTTAGGTTGCCTGATGATGTTACCGTACCGCTTAATGTGATGCCATTGACTGTGCCTGTGCCACTTACGCTAGTAACTGTGCCGTCAAACTGGTCATCAGAAGTAATCGTAAAGTTAGGGTAAGTACCGCTTATGCTTGTAGTTCCTGCCCCTGTTAATGAAACCACTTGATCAGGTGCAGTATTGGTGATTGTAAAACTAGGATAAGTTCCACTAGTAGAAATACCTGTTCCAGCAGTCAATACAACAGTTTGGTCAGGAGCGGTATTGGTAACAGTTACAGCACCAGTTGAGCCTGATACGCTTATACCTGTGCTTGCAGTTAATGAATTAACCACATTAGTAAGACTTGCTCCTGAACCTACAAAGCTAGTGCCTGTAATCGTTGTACCAGTAATAGCCAAAGGCGTTGTAGCACCAATAACCACATTATTCATTGATGATGCAGTAGCTGGATTAATTCTGACTGTGCCACTACCTGTAGGGCTAATATCTACCTGTGCATTAACTGGGTTAATGTTTATAGCTACATCAACGCTAACATTGTTGCCACCGCCACCACCCCATTGAAGTTGTGGAGTACCGCTAGCATTTCTTAATGAACCGCCAGCAGAGTTTAAAGCATCAAAATGTGGGCTTACCACTTTGCCTTCTGCTTGTAAGTTACGGCTAAAGAATCCATCACGCCAATTTCTGCCGCTTGTGCCAATGTCATTGGCTGCATCGGTGTTTGGTTCTAAATCCGTAGTAATTCTTGCATTTACTTCTAGCGTATCGGTATTAGATGAACCTAATGTAGCGTTGTTGTTTACCGTAAGGCTTTCAGCAGTTAGAGCATTTACCCCTGTCACGCTACCTGTGTCATCAACAATCACTAGGCTGTTCTGTATTAGCTTACCTGTTGTGCTGTCATAACGAGCAATAGCGTTATCAGTTGCAGAAGATGGGCCAACAACATCGCCATCATGCTCATCATTAGAAGTGATGGTGAAATTAGGGTATGTACCGCTAATAGATGTTGTACCTGCACCTGTAAGACTTACTACTTGGTCGGGTGCAGAGTTAGTGATTACTCCTGTTGAGTTATCGTAACTAATGCCTGTGCCTGCACTTACTGATGCCCTAGCTCTTGCAGTCGTAAAGTATTCGTTTGTGCCTTCAGCAATATTGGTTGTAGTTAAAACAACCGCACCAGTTTGACCGTTTACGGATGTAACTGTTTCTGTGTTGTCTACCTTTTGCCAAACCGTACCGTTGTATACCGCCCAATCGCCAACAAGCCAATCTGTAATGCCGTTAAGATTAGTGTTACCAGCAACGCTGACAACATAGTAATAACCCTTAGTGCCTACGCTAGATGTAAGGGTAGGAGCGTTAGTGCTTGCATCCCATGTGCCTTGATAACTTAATGCCCCAAGAACAGCAGCAGGTAATTCAGATACAGGCACTTTACCGCCAGCATCTAGAGTAGCCACGCCCAATGGTGAACCTGCATCTTTAGTTGATGCCGTTCCAAGCCCTGTAATGTCTGTATTAGGGATTGTTGCACTAGCTGTCATGGCTGTAGTGCCAGTACCTTTTACATATCCTGTAAGAGTTGTTGCACCTGTACCACCATTAGGAACTCCAAGAGTGCCTGTAATGTTAGAAGCTGGCAATGTAACACCGCTAATCGTACCGCCTGTAATGGCCACAGAATTGGCGTTCTGTTCTGCCATTGTGCCAAGACCTATAAGGGTATGGTCAGCGTTCCAATCTGATGGTTCAATGAGCGTGTCATCCCCAGCATCAGGGATTAGCGATACTTTATTATGCTTGACTGTTATAGCCATTATTGAACCCCGATAATTTTACCGTCTTGACCCCTAATCACTTGCTTTGGTCTATTTTGGTTGTCATTGATTGTATTCACTAAATCAGATAAAGCCAAAGTCATTTGTTGGTTACTTTGCCCGATAGCATCAGCAATAGGCTGTAATGGGTGTTCCATAGACTTAGCCATATCTTGTTCGGTCATGTAAGCCATAGTTCCATCAGATTCATCAGCACCAATACGAGCAACTTCAATCTTAGCACCGTTGTTAATGTGAGCTAACAAGACTTGAGTATTGCGTTCTGTGTGCATCTTCATCTGAGCAATTCTCATCTCCATCTCACGCTCTTGAGCATTTCTCTGTTCTTCTAACTGCATACGCAATTGAGTTTCTTGAGATTGATACTCTTGCTTGGCTCGCTCCATCTCTACTTGCATTTGCATCTTCTGTTGTTCAAGTTGCATCTGAGCTTGCATCTCTTGTTGCTTAATCTGAGATTGCATCTGTAGCTTCTGCATCTCACCTTGTTGCTTCAATTGTTCAGGAGTCGGTGGTTTAGGTTGGCCTTTAGCTGCTTCAGCTTGTGCTCTAAACTGGTCGGCAGTTTCATCAATAAGACCTTCAAGACCTTTACCAGCCTTAAATGCTGTAACGCCAAACTTCAACATTTCCATCAACAATGGCGTCAATTCAGGTACGCCTTGAGCTACTGGCAATGCAGTCTGCATAAACTGGCTAACTGCTGTCAAGAATTCAACACGGTCTTGCTTTTCCTGTTGCTCATCCTGATAAATCATTGAATCCGTAGTTACTTCAATACGGAAGTTCTTAGCTGGCTCATCCTTCAATAATTGCAAGGCTTGTGGGATAAGTGCCTGATCTTGCGGACTTAATTGCATTGCACCTGAAATCTTAACGATGGTGTCATCGGTAAAGTGCTGGCAAATAATCTGTGCTTTGATTTGTAACAAGGCCGTGGCAAAGTTCACCACATCATGTTGCATAGTCTTTAAACGACCTGATGCGTTGTTACTCTTGATAATCTGAGCACCAAGCGTTTCGTTAGGGTCTGTTTGGCCACGCTGAATGTCAGCAATACCCATAATCTCGTAGATTTGACCCTTAACTTGATCCATAGCCTGATAAGACATATTCAAGGCTTGAGCAATTGGAGCTATGTCTACTAAATCAATTGCACCTTTAAGACCTTGTTTTTCAGCAAATGCACCGTAGTTCTTAACTGGTAACAAAGCATTGTTCTCGCCTTCAGAGAATAAACGGGCAAGAGATGGCTCAGAAGCATCGTAAACTCCACGAACTTTAAGGGCTTGAATGAATCCATCAATGCGGTCAGCTAATGTGTCTAACTGTCTAGCTTGGTCTTGGTATAGAACAAAGTCAGGTACAGGGATTAGGCTGTCTGTGGTGATTGTTGAGAACATTGGCTTTGGACATGGCCAAAAGTTTTCTAACTGTAGTGGGTCATCACGGGTATCAAGAATCTTACCCATTGATTTGTTTAACCAAATGACTTGACCTGTGGTTTTATCCCAAATCTCATAGACTACGGCTTCAGATGCACCTTCACCCATCTTTTCATTAAATGATTTAGATGTTTCAGGCTTTGTATCCAATGGGATTTGACCGCCAAGTTCTTCACCAAAGCGTTCAACTAAAGCTGGTCTACCCATGTAAACCTTACGCCATACCGCAGTTACTTCTTCCCATGTACGGGCAACGGTAAGACCAAAGTCACGCCAATGTACATAATCAACAGGAGCACATTCGTATTCAATACGCTCTTGATCTTCACGCAACATACCGCCTTCGGTTTCTGCTTCGTCAATATCTTCAGTTACTTGGAAGCCATCATCAGGAGCATCTTCACCCATGCCAGCAGCTTGACCAACAATATGTGGCTCATAACGAACCCAAGCTGTACCACGACCACCTAATAGACGGTCTTGGACTGTTTGTTTCATGGCACTAGCGTAGTCACCATAATGTTCAATCTCATATTCCAACGCTCTTTCAAGAATCATGGAAGCAACACGACCAATTGGGTCGTTGTCACGGAATCTACGGCTTACATCAGGTCTAGGTAAACGGGCAAATACCGCAGGAGTGATGGTCTGAACATTGCTCCACAGGATATTGAACTTAGCATTAGGATTGTTGCGACTGCGAGATTCGTCACGATAACGCTTGACAATCTTATCTGCTCTGCCTTCCCATTCTTTGTATGTACGCTCATACTGGGCTATGCAGTTGTACCAATCTTGGTATGTATGTTTCATGTTTATATCCTGCGATTAACTGTTTTAGGGGTCATTTTCCACATCTCATCAAGCGTAACATCCGTTTGACCGACATGAAGGCCTGTAACTCTGTGATCTCTAAGGATAGGTGTATCCTCGTCTTTCCAAACAATGCTGAGATACCTAAACGCATCTGCTGAGTGTGATGTCCAATCATGTTTTGGGCGATCTCTAAACACTTTTTTATCATCATCCCACTCTCGCTGATATTGACGCAAACATTCGATACCTTCTTCGCACCTATTATCAAACCAAGCACGAGTTAATGCAAGTCGTGTTGCTTGAATTCCATCTTGTAATGACAGATTTGGAACAATTTTTAGGTGTTTTATGTCAATTTTTGCAGAAATTTGCTCGATTATGCTCTTACCACCACTTGCTAGTGTTTTTGCTCTAGCGTCATGGGGGAGATAATGAAAGCCATATTTGTACCCAAACTCATCTTCTTTTTGTGCCAATAAACCTGTGTAATACGGTATAGATTGACCGTTTGATGAGTGGTGATCGAGTACTCTAATCTCACCGTAAACCACTTGAAACCACCAAATAGATGTGGAATCGTTGAAACCCAAGTCCCAAGCTGTATGACATGGAAACATAGGGTCGTAATCAATGGTTGTAATACGCTCAAGGTCTGTAAGCCTACGCATCTCTTGGCCATAGTAAGCACCAAGGATGGCAGCTTCAAAGCTACATAGGAACTCTTGTTCGTACTGGTTATCAGACATAGACTTCTGAGCGTCTATCAATTCAGCTTCAGGCAATAGTCCTGATTGGTCTGCTCTTAGTGTCTTGACATACCAATTAGGGTTCTTTTGGGCTTCGTTATAGATGTCATAGAAGGCATTATGGCCCTTAGGTGTACCAATAAATGTGGCCCAACCTTGTCTATCTGCTAGTAATGGTCGGACAATCTCGCCCCACATACGAGGTTTCATGTCTGCATATTCATCAAGAACAACACCATCTAAGTACAAACCCCGTAGATTGTCAGGATTATCAGCACCAAACAGTCTAATCTTTGCACCATTGACCAGTTCTACCCATAACTCTGATTGATTAGCCTTGACAATGGCTGGCTCTGCAAACTTGAGTAAGTAATCCCAAGCAATGTTCTTAGCTTGTGCGTAGTAAGGTGCAATGTAAGCATAACGGGCATCAGGCTTATTCTCTGTTACTGCCCTACGAATGATGTCTGCAATGGTTGCTACTGTCTTGCCTGCTCTACGATGGCAAACAAGCACAGCCCAACGCTGTTCTCTCCTGTGAAAATCTAGGAAAGCATCACGGGCTTTATATGGGTACTCGTAGAGCTTACGGACTTCTTTCAATCTAAGAACTTATGTTCGTGAATTATCTTAACTGGCTGATCTTCATCGCCTGTATGTTCAGTCCTAGCTAATTTAGGTAAGTGATACTCCATAACGCTTTGCAACATACCAAAGGCTTTCTCAGGATTAGGTAAAACGATGTATTTATCATCTTCGTTTCTAACGCCTTCTGCGACCTGTACAAGCCATTCTTCCATCTTGTGCGAGTTACCCTCTACAAATTTGGCAATCGCTTCTCTAGCGTTGGCTGTAGCTTTATTAGGCACACCTGCTGGTCTACCCATACCTGCTCTTGGCGGTTTACGCTTTACAGCAGTTTTCTCTAGTTTAGTGTCCATACCTTTACCAAGTGGTTGATTAAGATAAGTTAAGTTTACTACAATTATTTAATCTTTAGTGCTTCTCTTGCTATTCTGCGTATATAGTCTTTTTGATCAAATCTGCTGTTATCTATCTTATCTAGTGCTTCGCTAATAAGTTCAAAGTAATCTTCTTTAGTAAAACCTTCATCTTTGGCGAGCCAGTTATCCTTGAAGCTCTTTAACCATAATCCCAAGAAGAAGAAACATACTACAAATATGCCCCATTGTTCTTGTTGGAATGATGTGTAGAACCAAAAAGGTTGGCCTAATAGTCCAAAGATTGAAGCCCATCTTCTAAATTGTCTTGTCTTTGCTTGTAGTAGTCCGACTGCGATTAGTTCTGTTACTGCTATAAATACCTGTTCAATCATTTAGCGATGCCTTCTAAGTATGTCCAAGCTGGCATTAGGCCTGTTTTTTGTTCTGCGTATTCTGTTAGTAATGGGTTAGCTGATCTATTCATTTCACCGTATGGGCCAAAGTTTACCCATGAGTTTTGGCCTCTAGTTTCAGAAGTGGCGGCTGGCAATGCCTTAGGTGAGTACATACGGGCATGAGATTGGAAGGCGTTTTCTTCGCCAGCGGCTCTAAATCCTACTCCGTGCTTGGCATGGCCAAATACATCGTGTACTGCTCTAAATACATCGTTTGCAGTTACATCTTGACCGCCCCACTTTTCACCTGTTTTTAAAAGTAATGGGTTGGCTTCACTAGCTACCGCAGCGGATGGGCCACCAAAACCTTGGATTGTAGGGAATACAGATAGACGCTTGTTTGTAACAATATCATTGATGGCATTTCTTGGGTTGCCGTATACATCAACGCCTTGTGGCATGAAGTCAAACTTGTAGCCTTGTTTTCTTAATGCCTCATATTGATCCATTGTTTCATCAATCATGCTACCGTAGGCTTTTTTAACGGCTGGGTTGTTTGGTTCGTTCTTCATCAATTGATAAGCTAAAGCCAAGCGTTTGGCTCTGTCTAAATCAACATCTACATAAGTTTTTAATGGGTTGTAGGTGAGGCCTTTGTCTGCTGCGTATTGCTGTGCAATATCAACCAATCTTTGATCTGTGCCAAACTGCTCAACCTTATCGCCTACTTTAACTTTGTCAGGCATACCTTCAAGAGTTTTACCTACAAACTTAGCAGGGGCTAACATTCCTATAGGTGCAAGGCTCATTGGGCCTTCAAACAAATTCATGGCTGCTTGGTTGGCAGCTTGCGGATCACGAATAAGTGTCTTACCTGTAGGATCAAACGCCTTATTCATCAGATCTCTTTGGCGTTGACCAGCGTCAATAATTGATTGGCCAGCCTTTTCAGGGGCAGTCGCTATAAAATCCGTGACCTCTCCACCTCTGCGGAGTAGACCAGCTAAAGCCTTTTTGTAGGCTTCGGGATTAGATAAACGCCCTAATTCCATTACTTAACTTCTTTATCCAAGTCTTTAAGTTTGTTAGCAATAGCTGCTCTACGCTCTAAACGCTCACGCTGTTGTTTCTCAAGCGTTGATTCTTTGTGCTTTTGTAACAAGCTGTTTTCAGGCTTAATCTTTTCTTTTTTAAACATCACATATCCTTCATCTTAGATTCAATGGTTTCTCTGCGTGTAGGCTTTGCAGTCTTGGCAGATTCTTTAAAGTCTTTAGCAGTAGGGGCATCTTTGCTACCTACTTTGTTCATCTTTTCGCCTGAACCAGCTTTAATCCTAGCTCGTTTAGCGTGAATATTGGCATATAGTCCGTCTTTCATATAATTTCTACGCCTTTTTTATTACATTGTTTAATTTTAGCGATAAATTCATTAGCTTTAAATTTAGCTTCTTCGCTCCATTTATTGCCTTGGCCTGGCCTTAAATTGTTAAATGCAATAGCTGCTTCCGCTTGTTGGTTTTTAATAATCAAAAAAGGCAAAATTTCATTTAAAAAATCAGTAGCGGCTTTGTGTTGCAAACGCCATGTGTAGGCTTGTTTCCAATGTGACTTAGATTTGTAATTTGGATTTATGTCACCACCCCATGTTGCCTGAAAACCTTTTAAAACTTCAAGATTTGTATTAACAACTAAAATACGCACATAAGAATTGTTGCGTGTAGAACTGCAATTTACACAGCCTTCACCGTCAAAAAATCCTGCTGCATATTGCGGTGTCATGCGTTTTCTTCCACAAATTTTGCGTATTGTTCTTCTAGCTTGGCTTTTCTGTTGCCTTTAGCATTAGCTCTTTCTTCAGACAAAGCAATGGCTACGCTTTGAGCTTTACTTTTACCAGCTTTCATCTCAGCCTTGATGTTCTTGCCGACTGATTCTTTGCTACCTGATTTATCTAATGGCATGATTAAGCCTTGAATTTAAGTAAATAGATGGTTGTGTCAATTTCTTGGGCGATATTGTCAATTAACTGAACAATCTCTGAATCCATTGGCAAGTCTGAGCGAGCATCTTTAACAAAGCGTTGTAAGGATTGCATATAGGCTAAAGGCTCTTTAGGCATGTGGTATGTGCTTGGATAATCAGTAATTTGACCGTAAATGCCAAAATAAGTTTCAGCTAATTCATCGGTTAGATCAATAATCTTGTCGTAAAAACCGCCTAAAGCCTTGTGTTTAGCGTAAGACTTGGTGGCCCAATGGAAAAAATGGGCATTTGTGCCTGAATGTAACAGGGTTGCGAGAAACAAAGCCATTGACTTTTCCATTTAAATCCTCAAAAAATTTAATTTCGTGACCTATTATCGCCTATTTCTTTTGTCGTAACAACCACCACAAAGCCATTTTTGATTCATTCCTTCGTTATATGGTACATAACGGCCAAATTCTTTAGGTTTTTTTTGCTTACAGTTGTTGCACTCTTGTAGCGTTCTGTCGCTGAGTTTCTTCGTGTATTCGTACATTTTCCAATTCTTCTATCATAACTAGGCAGCCACCACCTTTGCGGATCTCGCCCCTTTGTACCATTAAAACATCAATCTGTTCATCATTATTAAATACACCAGCACTAGCAAGTGCATCCCATAATGCTTTGATTCTATTATCAATATCTTGTTTACGCCTATCTTTTGGGTATAGCGTGACTTGCATCTCCAAACGAGCAGAGCCTAGCTTGGGAACATTATGAACAATCACATAGTCCTGTACTTCTATTTTGAATTTAATGCCTGATTTAGATACGAACCTACGGTGGCCGTGTTGCCCCCAATAGTGGTTAATAGATGGGGGTAGGGGTAAGTTTAAAACTAACAATTTATGTGGCCCTTTTCAAACAACAGTCCAATAGTTTTTCTGTGAGCTTCATCCCAAATCTCAATCCGTTCTTGTTTTGACCAATTTTTCCCTTGATCTAATTCCATGTGGCAGCTATAGCACAATGAAGCAACCCTGTAATCGTGGGCTTTTATGCCTTTACCCTTACCATCCCTAAGTTGGTTAGAATGTGCAGCAACCACAGTACCGTCTATTGTTCCGCAATGCTGACAAGGAAATTCTCTAACAATTTCTAGCAGTTTTTTATTCCGATACATTAGCATTATCTACGCTTGCTTGCTCTAGCTTTTCGGCTGATTCTGCAATGTCTACGGAAATCTCCATCATTAGCAAGGCACTATTGTTTTTAAGTGCTTCATCGTACAGTCGGATTAATGTTTTTAGAATAAGGAATTCTTCGGTTAAGGTAATCATACGGTAAACTTCTCCAATTGTCGGTTGTTGGCTGATTCTGTTTGCCAAGCCTGAAAACGCATCTTAGCTGCTTCTAGTTGCCATTTAAGTTTTTCTGCATCCTCGGTAGCTTTGCCAATAGCTACGCATAGATCTTGATAATCTTGGCTTGCATAGGCTTCACGCTCTTGACCACCAAGGCTTTGCTCATTAGATTTCTTCATCATAATGGCTTTAAGGCTAGATTTGTAGGTTTCTAGCTGGGCTAACTGGCCTTTAGCTTTAGCGTACTCAGGTGCGTTCATGTAAATGTAGTTTATTGCTTCATGTGGATCATATTCATTCATCGCCAGTCCTTTTCTTTTCCTGTATTACCCTTGATGTATTGGTCTTGTATATCTCGCATGACTGATGGCCGTCTACTACCAAGTTCATAAGTCGAGATAATTCTTCGAAACTCTTGCAAACCTTTTTCTTTTCTAAGTTTGATCCAGTATCTAACTTCACATTGATGTCTGTAGGTTTCATCGGTCATGCCATCGCTTTCTTAGCCATAACTAACAAGCATTTTTCTTTAAGCTGAAAGTAAGTAAGGCCCATGCTATGTACACCTAACTCGGCAGCTTTAGCGACAATCCCAGCTTCTGTGGCCATCCATGATTTATCTTCTTTAGTCTTGATCGTCATATCTAGCTCATCTTCCCAACGACCTTGATTAAGCCATGTAGCTGGATGTGGAATAAAGTCTTTTTCAGTCTGCTTTAATTTCCAGTATTCAAGGTGGTTTGGCAGGGCATTAAAGGCATCTTGCTGTTCTTGGCTAGTAAGTCTATCCCATGACTTTTCAGCGGCCCTGCGGCCTTGTTTGCGTGGGTACATTGCGTAGAAATCGTTGAAGTTCATCTATCTCACCTTTAAAGGTAGCCCCCGTAGGGGCTGGGGTTAATCTGTGTAACCTTGAGTTTTTCGGATCAGTTTTGCATCAGGGGCTTGCAATACTGTGGCCTTAATCTCTGAATCATTAGCAAAAGGTAGTGCATCAGCAATGATTTCATTGGCACGGTCTTGATTGATGTCAAAACCATCTTCTACCCAAGTTTCTGCTACTTCAAACTCTACAACCCATTTAAATGTTTTCATTTCTATCTCACTTATAAAGGTAGCCCCGTAGGGGCTGGTTAATTAAGCTGCTATTTTTATTGCGTATACCTGGGCATCTAATAGGCTTTTAAATATTTTTAAACCACCTATGTAAGCATCAGCATCTAGATCTTTGATTGAAACCCCAAAACCGTAATTGTTTTCAACAACATAAGAAATAAAGTTGCCTTCTTCGTTGTAGTACTCGTTAATTATTGTTGCCATTTTCTATCTCACTTTTCTTAAAGTATGCCCCCGAAGGGGCTGGGTTATTAAATTTTTACTTCACCAAAATACATACCGTCAACAGGCTTGTAAAAACCTGCGGCTTGCAATGCTGATAAATAACCTGCGAACTGATTGGCAGTCATATCATTTGGTCTTGCATTGTCTAAATAAACTGACGCCCAAACATCACCGTTTGGATATTCTGTGGTGCTTTCAGCATAACTTCTTAATGCGTTAAGAATTTCAGTGGCTTGATTAGTTAATGTCATTTTGTTCCCCTTTTCTATCTCACTCGTTATTGAGTACTTGTAGTTTATTAAGCTATCTTAACTATGTCAACACTTTTTTACATTTATTTAAAATATTTTCTTAGTGTTGTTTATTTGCAACATAGCTACCCCAAGGGTGATAAACCCACATCCATTCAAGAAGTTATTGCTGTACTTGAACTAATGCTACCTAAGTTAATGTTCGCTCGATGGGGAAGTTGTCTATCACCGTTGTCATCCCCGTCTTATCCGATACCCATTTAAGTTCGGTAGGCTCGCAATCGGGTGAGAGATCGGCCTGTGTTTTCTTCCACGCTACCCAT